GAGCGACGAAAAGCGAGACGAGATACTTTCCTACTTGCTTCAGGAGCTTGAGAACGCCAAAAGCGCTCGCTCTGATCGCATGAAGAAGATCATCAAGTGGCGAAGGCAGCGCGAGGCGATTCCCGAAGCCACTCCGGCCGAGCATGCACTGTCAAATGCATCGCGCATTGAGCCTCCGCTGACGCAAATCCATGCCCAGACCGCTTACGCGAAGGTCAAGGGCTACTATGACACGAATAAGCCTTACTTCTGGCAGGCAAAGAGCAATTCCGACGACCCCGAGGACCATCTGGACGCAAAGCTGATTACAAAATACCTCGGGTTGCTTGCAAACTCGCAGTTTGACCTGAATCTCGACAAGGTGAAGCGCGTCGTAAGCGATGAGGCGACTTTCATGGGAATACTTATGGTGAAAGTCGTGTGGGAAACCCTGGAATGGAAGTTCAAGTCAAGCGATGACGCAAGCGGAGAGCTTCAGACCCAGACGATGACATTCCACGATGGCCCGTCGATCATTCCCATATCCCAAGAGGACACGTTCTACCCGCCGTTCTGGGACGAGGTGCAGCGGATGCCGTGGATCGCCCACGAGTTGCATATGCCGCTTCATGAGTTTGAGAACAAGGTCATGAATGGCGAGTACGACAAGCCTGAGGACCGCGGGGGAAAGGAGATCGACCCCAAGACGTGGCTTCGGGAGGACTTCACCGATAGCGAAAGCCAGAGTGAGAAAATGCGGGGCTTTACCCCGCGCAGCCCCAAGGTCATAGACTTGATGGAGTTTCACTTCTTCTGGGACATCGACGACGACGGGGTGTGGGAAGACCTGATTTTCACTGTTCACTGCCCGTCGCGAACGATCGTGAAGAAAATCTATAACGGCATCGCTGCACGGGAGTTCCAGGAGTTCGGCTACATCCCGAGAAGCTTCATGCTCGAAGGCCGTGGGGTAGGGCAGATTTGCGAGGGCCTTCAGGACGAGGCTTCGGGGACCCATCGACTTCGAAATGACGGAATGAAGCTTGCCACGATGAAGATGCTGAAGCTTCGAAGGTCGGTGCTGCGCGAGAACAAGAACACGATCTACCAGGGCAAGATTTGGATTACCGACAACCCCAAGGAGGACATGGACGCATTTGCGATGGGCGAGGTTCCCCCGTCAAGTTTGCAGTCTGAAAATCTCGTGTGGTCACTTGCGGCGCAGGCCGTTGGGGTGTCCTCACCTGATCGGGGATTTGCTGATCCGACCCTTGGAACGCGAGATACGTTTCGGGGTCAGGAGATGCGCATGGAGCAGTCCCAGGGCATCATGCAGACAACGGTAGAATCGACGAGTGAAGCATGGGCGCGGGTAGGAATGCTCGTAATGTTCCAGCTCGTGAGGAATGTCAAGCGCGTCATATGGAATGAGCGAAAGCTCATGCGATTGAAAGATGATGAGATCACGAGGCTTGAGGCGGTCCTTTCTATGCCGATAAGCGACGTGCCAAGGCGCTTTAAGTTCGAAATCTACACCACCGACATCGAGCATAGCTACGAGGCCAAGCGCGACACTTTGATAAAGCTGATGGAGCTTACGATGCAGGCACAGCCGCAGTTGGTGCAGCTTGGAATGTCGGTGTTCGGGCCGCAAGGGATGCAGTTGCGCCAAACCGCCCCGGATGCGTGGAGTCAGTTGCTTGAGGTCTACGTGGGAAGTGTGAACATGCTGAAGGAAAGCTTCGTGTTTGCGGACTTTACCGATACCGAAGACTACCTTCAGGACGTGAGCAAGTGGGACAAGCTCATACAGATTCTGCGTCAGCAGAATGCCCAGCAGATCGAGAGCATCGAGCGGATGCGTGGAGGAATGCAAGGAGGAATGGGTGGGCAGGGAACTACAGGAGCGGGGGTCGTCGCTGGCGGACCTGCTGGCTTCCCCTCCGCAGGAGGGGCAGGAGCTGTCACAGGCGGAGCGCCAGGAGCAGGAGTTCCTCAAGCGCAACCGGGAGCTGGCCCGGGGGCTGGTGGACAGTGAGTACTGGGACCTCATGAGCCTCGTGCTGGTGCAAGGGCTTGAGGATGCAAAGAGAGCGTTGGAATCGGAGACGATAAGCGTCGAGCAGTTTAGACTTCGACAGGGAGAGGCAAAGGCGTATCGCGATACCTTCAACCTCGTGCTTGCCTTGGCGAAGACTGATGACGCGGAGGAAAGCAACAATGGCAAAGAACACGATTGATTTCAGCCCAACGAACCCCGAGAACGCCGCTGCGGGTGCTCCGCAGGAAGAGCCCATCGAGGAAACCCAGGAGCTTGAGGTCAAGGTAGGGCCTGAAGAGGAAAAAAAGCCCGATGTGGTCACGCTCACGCCTGAGGAGTTTGCGACGCTGAAGGCATCCAGTGACAGCGCGCGGGCGGTGAAGGAAGGCATCGAGGGCTTGGCGGCGAAGATGCAGGGGACGACGCAGGTTGTGCAGGCCCCACCGGCGAATGCGCCGCAGCAGACGGCGGAGGAGTTCTTCGCCGAGCATAGCGATGACATCTTCGACAAGGAAAAGGGTCCCGCGCTGATGCGCAAGTTCATGAAGCTTGCATCTGAGCAGGAGTACGGCGGGATGCTGAGGGGGATGTCCTCGGCGCTTGCAAACACCAAGAAGGAGCTGCTTGAAAGCCGCGACCCGCAGTTCAAGCGCTACAAGGCAGAGGTGGAGGCGCTGGTTGCGCAGCAGCCTCCCGAAGTTCAGGTGCAGCCCGATGTGTATGACAGGGCGTGGCTGACGGTGAGGCAGCGACATGCAAGTGAGCTTGAAGCCGAGGCGGTGAAGTCGCAGGTGGATGCGGCGGTGGAAGCGAAGCTCAAGGAGCTTGGAATCGACCCTGCGAAGCTTGCAAGCGGCGAGCGGCCTCCTGCGCATGTGCAGAGCGCCGCGCGTTCTACCCCTGCGGTGACCACGGCGGGAAAGCGCACGGTGAGACTGCCTGATGAGAAGACGCAGGCGGCGTTGAGGGCGGAGGCGACAAGGCGCGGGCTTGATTTCGAAGACCTTTTGAGGACAAAAGGATACCTGTAAAGGAAGGTGATGAAAGATGGCAAAAGCAACAGCAGCGAAGGCAACGACGGCGCGTAACGCTGTCCCGACGATCATTACGAGCGCTCCGACGGTGGAGCTTCAGCAGACCTTCAAGGTCACCGAAGGCATGAACGAGGCGGAGATCGCGCGGGCCGACGGGATGCCCGGCGTACGGCTTGAGTTTGACTACGTGTACTTCAGGAAGCTTGAAGACAGCTTCGTGGCGACACTGAGAGCGCAGAGCCAGAAAGCCTACTGGATCGCCTTCAAGGAGTGGGAAGACAGAGACCGCAGAGCGAACATCGCTCTGCACTCCATCGGTAAAGACCCACGGAGCGTGATGCTCGACCGGCCGAGGGGAAAGAGCAATCCCTTGGTGCGCGACGAGGAGATCGTAGAAAGGCAGATCAACAAGGGTCTCGGAAAAGAAGAGAAGTGGTATGTGACGTGGCGCGTGCAGGGCGGAGAGGGGGACTTTCAGGACGCTCTCGCTGTGGGGTTCAAGGCCATCCATCGACCCAAAGACGAGGAGGAGATGAAGAAGCCGCCCTTGGAGTGGAGCGGAGAGCTGTGGCGGGTCGCCGATGGAACGTCCGATCCCACGTCGGGAGATGCGATCTACAACGTGATGGTGGTGATCCGTCAGAGCCGATGGGATGACCACCTGAAAGCGATGAGCATGGAAAGCCATAATCAATATAGTCAGACCAAGAGACAGTTCATTGAGGGGGCGGAAAACATCAGCCGTGACATGCTCGGGGGGAAGGAAAAGGTAATCATTCAGGACCTCGACGAGGTACGGGCTGAGGAGTACTACGATCACAAACAGAAGTGATAGCCCTATTTACAAAGTGTGTGAAAAGGGCTACTACGAGTGAAACAGGCTCGTAGGAGCCTGTAGAGATCACGCGCGGGCGAAGCCCGCGGAAAGGATGCTGGAGGAATGGCGAACAGCAATGCGCCCTACGGATTTCGGTTGTACACGACAACCAATCCGGCCACGGGAGCTACTGCGATTGCCCCGGGAGCGGCGGCAGGGGGAACGTACTCAAGCTCGGGTCCGTTGCCTGTTGCCTCTGCGACGACACTGAAGGTGGGAGACCCCCTGAAATCAAGCGTTGGCTTGGGGTATCTTGCCACGGGAACCAATGCCATTTTTGGCATTGTCAACTCCCCGGTGCCGGGCTTTGGGGAGACGGCAACGCAGAAGCATTACCCTGAGATCATACCGGCGGACGGGGACAAGATCTGGAGGACCCAGAGCATCGGCACAGTCAACGTCACGCAGGGCTACATCGGGGTGGCGAGCAAGAAGTACAGGATCGGTGGCACCACGTCGGGCTACCAGGGGATCGACCTGTCTCACTCGACGGGAGGTGTTCTTCAGATCGTCGGGTTGGCCCCGGGGTCGGCATTGTCGACCTATGCGGAGCTTCTCGTGATCATCACCAGGGGCGCTTTCTACGGCGCGGCGTAAGGAGGTAGTGGCATGGCTTTGATGTCTGCTGCGAGACTTACGCAGCTGTGGGAGAAGGACCTCACAAGGGAGTTCTTCGACGAGTACGAGCGGTGGCCGAGCATGGTCACGGATGTGCTGAACACCAGCGACAACGGCGAGGATCACTACATCAAGGAAGGCCTGATGACGAGCTTCGGAAGCGCACCTCAGGTCTACGACGGCCAGGCGTTCCCGTTCGATGCGTTCTATCAGGGGCCTGAGAAGATCGTCTACTTCAACGAGTACGGGTTTGCCGCGCAGGCAACCCGCGTCATGATGGAAGACGACCGGCATGACATCATGAAGAAGGTCGCAAAAGAGCAGGCGAAGGCGCTTGCTTACACGATCGAGCTTCAGGGATGGGACCTCATCAACTCGGGCTTCGTCACCACCGCGAGGGTAGGGCTTGACAGCCAGGCGCTCTTCAGCGCGAGCCACCCGATGTATGGTCCGCAGGCGGGAACCATCTCGAACCTGCTCACGGGATCGCTCTCGAAACTGAACATGCAGGCGGCGATGGACAAGTTCGCGCAACTCGTGAACGAGCGAAATATCCCGATTTTCGCGATGCCGCCCTTCGATCTGCTGGTGCATCCGACCAACAGGTGGATGGCGGAAATACTCGGGGCAAGCGAGTATGACCCCAACAGCGCCGGCAACGCCGTGAACCCCGTGAAGGACAAGTTCACCTTCCGCATGGTGCCTTTCTTCACAAGCACCACGACATGGGTGCTCTTGGACAAGAAGCTCCATGACCTGCGGTGGGTCTGGAGACGCCACATCAAGTACGAACCGGCCATCGACTTCATCACGGGAAACGTCCTGTGGAAGGCCCACATGAGGGCGCTGGCGACCTTCTTCCACTGGCGAGGGGTCGTCGGGTCCACGGGATAAGGGGGTCGAGAGATGGCGTACGGAAAGACCATTTCGACAGGACTCACGAGTTTCATTGGGCCCCCGGACATCTCGGGGGTCCCCATCGCCAAGGGCACGGGAACGAAGCTCGCCGTGGGCTGGAACAGCGCGGGGGCAACGACGGTTGCCTTCACGATGGTGGGAGACATCCAGAAGAAGGGCGGCACGCCTCCGACAGGCTCAAGCTATGGGACTGCGCTTCCCAACACGGATGTCATCAAGAGCGCTTTCCTGGTGAAGGCACTGACCCCTGGAGCCGCGCCTGTGGATGTCACCGACAAGGCGGCGATCACGGCGGATAACCAGGTGACGCTCTCGGGTATCACGGCGGCGAACGCTTCTCAGGCGTACCTGTACGTGATGTTCGACCAGCAGGACAAGATGGGGAGCAAGGGCTAAAGCCTATGGCGCAATCGGGGCAGGTCCAGTTCTATACCAAGGACTATGACAGCCGTGACCCGGGAGGGTACGGTCTGCTCGCCAACCAGGGTAATTCACCCGAGGCAAAGGTGGGTGAGAGGACCTGGATCTGCACGATTTGCGCCCAGGCATTTCCTGAAAGTAAGATCAGAAAGTTCCGTGGAAAATACTACTGCATCCCAAATGGCGACTACAAAGACATCGGGGCGATACTGAAGTTGGAGCGCGCACGGCGCTACAAGCCCGATGGCATAGGGCGCGAGAGGATCGTTCTTCCGATCATAAGAGGCTAAGACATGGCCAATCAGACAATCGGGGGTCTCAATAGCATCGCATCGCCGTCCAGCGCGGGGATGTTATGGGTGAGCGACCCCAATGCTTCACCACAGGACCGATCGCTCACACTTGCGGCGCTGTTGACATATCTGCTTGGGAAAACCTGGTCAACCGTTCCTCCGGGATTCATGTCAGCGTTGATGGCTCAAGAAGGCGTTGCACTTTCATCGACGCCCTACACTCTTGTGGCTCCTCCGCCAAAGAGACTTTTCCTTGTGACTACGGGGGCGAGTGCGTTCGTGTTCAATCTGCCGAGTGCTGCAACAATGCTCTTGAGCGGACCGGTGACGATTGTAAAAGTCGATAGCGGAGCGGGGGCAGTACAGATTGCGCCCAACGGGACCGATGTGCTTGCCAATGCGGGAAATGTTTCCTGCTACCTTGGCACTCAGTGGCAAAGTATCACACTTGCGGCAACGGTGAGCGGGCAGTGGTCAGTAGTGGGTGGTGTGTTCATCCCGCATCAGACAGTCGATACCGATGGGACACAATACCACCTTGGAAAACTGAAGCATTTGCCTCTTGCAAATACAACCAACAGACAACTTTACAATGCAACCTCTGGAGGCCCCGCTTGTCCTGCTGCGGGTGCCTACACTACGGCAATACAGGCAACGGGAAATGTAGGGATACCTGCGGGGGCGAAAGCAGTACGAGTAAGGGCCTATCTGGGCGGGGCAACTGCGGGTAGTGGAGTCGCATTTGCCAACGTTGCCTTTACTGATAACAACGGGAATGCTCCGACCACGCATACAGCGCATCCGGCACTATATGCGTATGGGGAAACAGGTGCAGCAGGACACGTGGTTGCCACTATGTCAGAGCTTGACATACCTTTGAACGCAAGCGGTCAGTTCTATGTGTTCAATATTGGAGGAAGCAACGTTACTGAGACTTCCAATAGCATAATTCTGCATGCGATTGGTTATTACATGGGAGATTGAGGGGAAAGACTATGTTGAATCTTCCCCCCCAGAAGTTAGAATCCGTACAGACCGGTAGGATACGAAGCAGCAATGGCGGTTGCCGCGTTGATGATCACAACTCCCGTGATCATGCCTGCACCGAGTGCCCCCGAGGTAAGACACAGACAGAAGAACATGGCAACGAACAGCATGGTTTTCTCCTTTTCCTACAGCCCTTAGAGTATAGCATAGCAAAGGGCCTTCAAGACAACTATGAGTAAGGCGTATTTTGCCGACCAGCTCTCACGCGACCAGGACCAAAGCGACGAGGTGAACTACGCCCCTGCCGACACTGAGCCGAAGCTGAACTGCTGGATCGACGTAGAGGGAGAGACCCCTGACGGACCTGAGATGATTTCCTACATGTTCGTCGATGGGGCATACGTGAGAGACCACGTGTTTGTGGATTACGTCGAGGGGGGGCATTTCTATCGGTATGGGTGGATTCCTGAAGCACAGGTGTGGCTTGAGGATGAGATGTCACTCGTAGACAGGCTCTGCACGGGGGTGCATGAGACGCATGAGAGATTTCGCATGAAGTACCTTGGATGGAGCTATGAGCGGGCACACATGAGTGCATGCGTGATTGAGCGGAAGTTGAGAGCGCTCACGCTTGTCGAAGGGATTGTCATACCGACGTCGGATAGCGTAAAGGAAATCTTTGCCCTTGAGGCAAGTGGTGAGGATTGCGAGAGGCTTGCGCGGGAGCTGATGGAAAAAGAGGTGTCGAAGGTCGAGGCGGCGAACAATCAGAGTAACTTCTCGGTAGGGAGGAACGAGTGATGGCATCACCTGAGTCGATTGCAGCGTTGTGCACCGTGGGGGTAACTGTCGTGGGTGGGGCCATCGCCTTCGGAAGATTGCGTCAGAGGGTGATCGACATGGGTAAGGAAGTGACGAGCAACACCAAGCGGGTTGCAGGGTGCGAGGAAAAGGCCAGCAACAACGAAGGGGACAGGCGCGAGATCATGACAAAGCTGGACAACCTTGTCAAAGGACAGGATGAGATGCGAACGCTTCTTATCAAGCACATTACCAAGGAGCCACTGGAATGATATCGGGATTCTGGCAGACTGATCCGAGGCTCTTGCAAAAAGTGCAGACCTTCGGGTGTGCGTTTCTGGATGGGCTTTATCTGCTTCCGGATGACTTCACCCCGCAGGCGGTGAATGAGATGTATTCGGGTTTTGTACATGGAAAGCTGATCGACATCGATTGCACGATACTGTCGTGGGCGAAGTTCTTGGGGGCACTGATTTCCAATCAGACCATTTTGCGCTACCCGCTACAGTTCTCGCGCATTGCGGGTGAGGACTACGTCTGCGAGGGAGATGAGAGGGAGATCATCAAGTGGCACCTGTCGAACATTGATGAGGATCACTTCACCGTGGGAGACGGGAAGTCGAAGGTGCTCTGGGACTCCATGAACAGACCTGATATCATGAAGAAGTATGCGAGCTTCGTCCAGAAAGTCGTGGTAAAGGTCGGGTGATGCTGTGGAACGTGGAGGTGTAAGATGACAACGGGAACGAAGTTCTGGTTGGCGGTGGGCACGGTTGCTGCGTGCTTTGTGCTGGCAGCGGTGTACATCCTGAAGGTGACCACACCCGATGCGACGGTACTGGGGGCGATTCTGGGGGTGATCACGCTGATCGTGGGCGGGTATTTCACGGCCAATGCGGTCATCACCAACAACGCGATTGCCAACACCACCCCGCCTGTGACCCCGCCGAAGGCATGAAATGGTCAAGTGGTATTGGCTTGCGGTCGCACTTGTGGTGGGTGCTGCTGTTGCTGTTGTGGGGTGCTACCTCGTCTCTCGGGGCGCTACCGCAAAGCTCAACGCCGATCTTGCAGGGGTCCGAGCAGCTTTGGTCGACGCTGGATACGCTGGCGCAGACCTTGCCGCAGGCGTACGACTCATTCATGGACAGCTTGAGCGGGCAAATAGCCTCGCTTCAGACCAGCAACGACAGCTTGACTCAGACAAATCAGAGCTTGCAGGACAGCAACGCACGATTGCAGGACAGCAATCAGTCATTGACGCTCAGAAACGCGGACTTGCAAAACTCGCTTCAGACATCGCAAGCGCAGGTGGTGATATTGGAAAACAAATCCGCGCTTTTGCAGAAGGATTTAGACGCCTCTATGCAATCTACCACCCGGGCGGAAGCTGATGCGAGGACACTGGGCTTTCAGGTGGGAATCCTGAAAGTGGGAATCGTCGTGACCGGTGCGGGTGCACTTGCCGTTCTTGCCTACGAAGGCGGCCGTGCGCTACACTGGTGGAAGTAGGAGAGAAAGACAATGGGAGCACTTGTAGCAAGCAATGGAATAATCACGATCGCCAACACGACTGACACCTTCACGCAGCCGGTGGGGGGAAGCTCACTGACGCCCCAGACAGGAGCTTTGCTTCAGCCCCAGGCGGCGATACTCACCGCATCAGCGGCGACACATGCGATTCTGGTGGACGCTGATGGGGTAGTGCTGCTGGATCTGCAAGCGGCGGCGCTTTCCAACGTGGCCCTGGACAACCACTTCTTCATGGGAATCAGGCCCTACAAGACCCCGATCAAGTGCTCCACGCTGACCGGTGGCGGGAAGCTTCGGATCTACATCTAAGCCATGGCGCTCAACATGGCCAATGCGGCTGTCAATGCGGAGGCTGCGGGGCTGAATACCGAGATCGCAAACGGATATCTGCGCATATATGACGGAGTGAAGCCTGCAACGGCAGACACGGCACTCGGAGCGCAGAACAAGCTTGCGGAGTTTGTGCTGCCTGCAACGGTGTTCGCTACGGTCAACGGTGTGATGACTGCCAACGCGATTACTCCTGTAACGGGGCTTTTTGCATCAACTGCGACGTGGTATAGGGTGTGGAAAAGCGACGGAACTACCCCTGAGTGGCAAGGGGATGTGGGGGCTGAGATGACCCTCAACAGCACGGCGATATCGGTAGGAGCGGCGGTGAGTGTCACCTCGTGGACGCACACCATTCCCAAGTAAAGGAGAGAGACATGATAGAGGTTGTCAGGCGAACAGACTTCGGCAGGAGAATGAAAGAGATCGAGCAGGAAGCAAAGCTTTCGCACGAAGAGCTTGGTGCGTGGCTCTCCTACAAGATGCGCGGCGACAGGGCATCGCCAAATCCTTTCAAGATGGTAAGAGGGCCGTTCACTGGAAGCTCTCTGCTTGACCCTAACCCTGTAGATTTGACGGCAGTAACGTCCACTTCGGAGACGGGACTCTGGGCTGTAGCGAACTTCACACCGATCCCGGCGAACTACGCGCGTAGCGGCCAGACCTTTGAGTTGATTGCTACGGGTATCTACTCCACAGGTGCAAGTGGTACGCTCATTATCACTCCAAGGTATGGTACGACAACGGGTGGTGTTACACTCGGAGCAAGTGTTACACAGACGGTACCGATCAACCTAACCAGTGAAGCGTGGTTCATGCACGCAATATTGAACTTCAGAAAAGTTGATGCGAGTGCCGCAACGCAGTCTACAGCTATGGCAGGGGGGCTGTTCAACGGTGGTGGGATTGCGGGGACTGCATCGACGCAGTGTGTGGTGTGCTTCGGTGGGACGGCAGGGACGGTGGATACCACGGCCGCCGCAGGGCTTTTCATCGGCTGGACGCTCTCCGTGGCGGGGAGCTGCACGCCGAAGGTCGTCTTCTGGAGAGACACATGATCTTTGCCGTTCCGACCATGGTCGGCAATCCGACGTGGCCTGCCTTCTTCTTCAGCCAAGAGATCAACTGGGACAAGCTGACCGTGAGCGGCCAGATCGCCGACGGCGTGACGGGGCTGCCCATAGTAGGCGCATACGTCGAGGCGGAGATCACCAATGAGAGCGGGTACCCGATGCTCCAGAACGATCCTGGCTCACCGCAGCCCGCGCCGCGCATTGTCGACCAGGGTTTCACTGGCCCGAACGGCTGGTATTCGCTTGACGTCACGTGGGCCGAGCAGGGAATCAAGTACCCCGTGCGTGTGAACAGTGTGAGTGCAGACGGGACTCGTGTAGGAAGGTCTTCGATACTTCTGGGGCAGTAAGTGGCCGCGCTGCCCCTTTTTCAACAAGATCGACAGGGCACAGTAACTCTCTGGAATCCTCTTCAGCTCGATAAGCTGGTATTTCTTGAGCCGCAGGTGGTGACAGGACAGGTGATGCTTTTCACCACCAATCCTCTTGCGTTGCAGTTACCGGTGGGGGGAGCGGTAACGACCTCGATTACCGAGACCCAAGGCGCGCAGGCAGATTCGGTAGTTGTTGCTGAAACCTATTCAGCGGCTCTTAGTGAAAGTCAGGCAGCGCAGACTGAAAGTATTATAATTGCTGAGACTTACAAGGCAAGTATTGCCGAGACCCAGAGCGCACAAGCGGACTCGGCAGTTGTCAAAATTACCTTTTCATTCTCTGTTGTTGAAACACAATCATCACAGGTAGATTCGATAATCGGAAATGTTGCTGCGGCTTCGACGAGTGCTTCTCTTGTAGAGACGCAGGCAGTACAAAGCGATGGGGTGGTGATTTTGATGGTAGTACCAACCCCTGTTCACGAAAGAGGCGGAAGTAGCTATAATGTGCTCAATCGAAGGGTTCTGGGATAGGAGAAAAGACGATGGCAAAGTCCAAGGGCAAGTGGATACAGAAGGCCACGGCAAGGATGAAGCGCAAAGGGACGCTTGGAAGTTTCGGGAAGGCCACTTCGAAGCGGATCGCCGCAGGAAAGAAGAAGGGCGGCAAGATGAAGAAAAAGGCCATCTTTGCGCAGAACATGAAAAAGATCGCGGCCAAGAGAAAGAGAGGAAAGCGATGATCGGTGCGAAGAAGTGTGACTGCATGAAGGGTATGACCAAGGGCAGCGGAAAGAAAAAACCCAAGAAGTAGCGCCATGCCTTTCAAAAGCAAGGCACAGATGCGGGCAGCCTTCGGGGGCTACCTTGGACCCAAGATGAAGAAGAAAGCGAAGCAATGGGCCAAGGAGACTCCAAACAAGAAGGGCCTTCCGATGCACAAGCGTAAGGCCAAGTCCAAGGGCAAGAGCGTTCGAAAGAGGAAAGGCAAGAAGTGAGACAGATACCACTGACCCAAGACAAGGTTGCACTTGTAGACGATGAGGACTTTAGTTGGCTTTCTCATTTCAAATGGAACTGCCGTCAAAGCCGTGGGAACCTTTATGCTTTTTCTTGGATTGATGGGCACTGCATTTCAATGCACCGGCTTATCCTCAATCCCCCAAGAGAAGTCTCAGTGGATCACAAAAATGGCGATGGACTTGATAACCGCAGGGGCAACATTCGTTTTGCTACGCAGTCTCAGAATACAGCGAATACACAAAGATTTCGTAAGGGGTGTTCTTCTCAATTCAAGGGTGTTGGTTGGATAAAGAGTAGGCGTAAATGGTTGGCCTACATTCGAAAGGATGGGCAATTCAAGTATCTCGGTCGCTATAGAGATGAGATAGAAGCTGCAAGGGGCTATGATAAAGCAGCCACGGAAATGTTCGGGGAGTTTGCCTATACGAACAGAATGGCAGGGTTGCTCTAATGTCGTACACAGTAAGCGATATGATCATTGAAGTCTACGAGAACTTGGGGGAGAGCACTGATCTGCTTCCTTATTCCTCAACCTATGGAGTAGTGGATTTGACTACACCGGGTGCTCAGAAACTTCTAAAATGGGTTGGTCGTGCGTATAGAAAAGTTGCAAATACGCAGTTGAGCGACGGGACCTTCGTCCGCTTCAGATCGCTTGAGCGTAAACAGTTCTTCACGCAGAACGTGGTACAGGCAACGGTGGTAGCGAGCCCTGCGGCGAATCAGGTGCAGCTTTCGGGGCTCATCCAGAACCACGGATATAACAACTGGATCGTAGACATCGGAGCGCCCAATACAAGCTCTCAGGGAAGCGAGCAGCACTTGGTGATCGCGACCTCTACTGACTCAAACCCGATACTCACCCTTGCCGATAGCGTGTATACCACACCGTCCCCTGGGACGCTTGTGAACGTCTACAAGAAGTGGTTTGCCTGTTCTCTTAACTCGGGAGCGAACTATCATGTGGGTGAGTTCATTCCCGTGGACCCCAAGGAGGACTTTCTCTCGGCGCTGTGGGTCTATGATGTGCAGATGCAGAAAGACCTGAGGCGCTACGACGAGAGGACGCCGCTTTACAAGAATGTCCTCACGCAGTTGTTTCCTGCCATGTACATTGACCTTGAGACGCCGAGTGGAGGGTGGGGGGCATCGGGGATCGGGGCGGGAATCGAGTTCGACGTAGCTCCTGTGAATGGGGCGACCTTCGAGCTTCACTACTACGGAGTGAGTGAGGCTCTGACGACAGCATCGCAAGTGATGCTTATTCCTGATGTGTTCTCGGAGATGATCATCAAGTGGGCGACGAAGACGGGAATGCTCCGGGATCGCGAGTGGGATGGGGCATACGCTTTGCGCAAGGAGTTCGAGGCAGACATGCAGGGAGCGATTCAGGATGGAGCGTTCCGCTTTGAATATGACTTCCCTCAGATTTGGGTCGAAAGTGATTGATGAGTAACGCCGCAAACTTTCCTCCTTCGGTTGTCATCGACAAAGCCAACCAGTACCAGAAAGGGTTCTTCCCGTTTGCGGCCTTCTCAAGTGATGACCCCAACGTCACCGCAAGCCCTGTGTTGACCCTTGCAAGCCCGTGGGCGATGTCGGGGACATTCAACGGGACATTCAGCGGAACTTTTAGCGGCACGTTCAGCGGAACAGGGACGGCACTTACCAACGCCATTGCCGACACTGCGGCGAACATGACAACCAACAATCCGACGCTCCTGAAGGGCCAGGTCGGTTTTGAGACTGACACGGGGTTTTTCAAGTTTGGCGACGGAACTACAGCGTACAACTCACTCGCATATGCGGCGCGCGGCGTCCAAGCAATCAAGGACGCCGACCTTTCCACCACGCTTGTTGTCAACACTTCTACCAACACGGCGGGAGTGTGGAGCGCGGCAGTCACGATGCCGCTTCCAAGCTATGCGGCAAAGGCAAAGGCAGCGTGGTGCCTGTGTAGCATATTCAAATCGGCAGGCGTTTCCCTGCTCGCCGTCGCGGCTGCAACGGGGTACACACTTTCGGACATCACTTCTGGCAACAACATTCGAAAGTACGCTACTATCGGAAAGCAGGGCACGACGGGTGACAGGACTTTCGGGGTATTGAGAATACCTCTGGATGCAAGTAGCCAGTTTGCATGGTGCACTTCGATCACCAGCGCAGAGGTCATAATAGGTTCACCGATAGCCTATGAAATCTGAGGGTAGATAATGGCAGGACAGAGACCGGGAGCACCAGCGCCTTTTTTCTCGATGGGATTGCCCACGCCACAGCCGATGGTCACACGGCCGCTGCTTGGTATCGACTGGATGGACTCGCCTCTGAACCTCAAGCCGGGGGCGCTGCTCGATGCCCAAGGGGTGATGGTGAGGCCCAGAGGTCTTTACCGCGCGCCGGGCTACGGAACGGTTGAAGGGGGGGCCTCGTGGTCCCCTGCGGATAACCCTCTTTTGCTTGCAGGTGCGTGGGGGCAATACGGCTTTCAGTACCCCTATCTGTTTACCGAGAACTACATCTTTTTGCTTGCGGGTCTGTACTCACAGCAGCATTGGACCTACATGGTAGGGAACATCGACACTTCGGGAACGGCGGTGACACCGCATGCAGGGTCTACCCCCCTGTGGAAGACCCTTGGGATACTCCCCGGTGACAAGCTCACGGTAAACAGTGTTACCTACACCATCACCACAGTGGGAAGTGATAGCTCGATCACCCTTGCTTCAAGTGCAGGAACGCAATCCAACAAGACCTACAGCATCGAGCGCTTTATGCACGCGGGCACTCCCTACATGGTGGATGCCTGCCAAGCGACGGACCTCACCCTTGGGCCGATGTTCGTGGTGGCGACATTCAACAACCAGCTCATCTACATCAATCCCACGACGGGAGTGATATCGAACCTCACACCTATTGCGGCGAAGCAGCCTTCGACAGGGGGCTTTACAGCAGAGTGCGTGGTGTACTTTCAGGGAAGGATTTTTGCCTTCCACTTGAACGACGGCACGAACGGAGAGCTGCGACAGTTCGGACGGTGGAGCAAGACGACGGACTTGGAGGACTTTAGCGATCCCACGGCCTACATCAATTTGCTCGCGCAGGGGAGTGCGTTCTCGGGTGCGGTGAGGCGGGCGGTTCCGATGGGGGCGAACCTGCTTGTCTACATCGACGACGCGCTTTTTGTGGGAACGCCAAGCAACACGGCGAATCTTCCTCTTGCATTCCAGCAGATACCCACAGGGGGGATCGGGATTGCGGGGCCGAGGGCCGTGGCAAGTGTGGTGTTGCCGCGCGATGAGCAGAACCTGTGGGGCCTTAACATTGCGGGGCACTTCTTCGTGGGACAGGACAATATCTACTTCCTTTCGGCCTCTTCTCTTACTCTACAACCCATCGGTTCGAAAGTGGTGAGAAACTCGGTCCTGAAGTGCCAAACCCCAGAGCGCATACAGGCCGTGGTGGACTGGACCACGCGAAGGGTGAGGTTCGGGTTTCCGAGGGCCAGCAACTACATCGAGAACATCTATGACTTCGATTGGGAGACGAAGGAGTGGAGTTACGAGCCCCGACAGACGTGGATGCTCGGAGACCCGTTTCTGTCCTATTCGCTCTCCGTTGCAAACATGACCACTGTGACGGGGGATACCATGTGCCTCGTCGATGCGGTGACGATCATGGTGTCGGGATGGACCGCACAGGCACTCACCTCACGGGCGATCTATGCCGAGGCAGGCGGGGTGCTGTGGACCTTCTCGGGGGTGGAGAACGCGACCAATCCTGACGGATCGACGAATGGGGTGAGCATTGTAACCCAAGATTTCGACGAGGGCGCACCCGGGATGGTGAAGTTCTGGCGGATGCTGAGGGTGAAGATCGCGTGGGACACGGCTCCCGGGATGAACGTGGTGTTTGCCGTGAGTGCTTCACTCGACCTCGGGCAGTCGTGGAGATCACTCGGAAATCTGACGGTGCGCAGTGGTGAAACTGAGGGGTGGATCAACTTCCGCGCTACAGGGCCGCATATTCGATTTCAGCTCACCTCATCCACCCCGTGCTATCCCTACTACATCGTGGAGATGACGAGGCTTGTGAGCCTTCGCGGGGTGCAGACCTCCGCTCGACAGCAGCATGCCTTACCTTGAGGCAGTCGATGTCGATGATCGGCTTGTCGATGAGCTGTGGGAAAAGCTCTCCTGTGCGGGAAGCTACTATTCGATAGCTGACGGGATAAGCAAGGACAACTTCAGGTCGGTCCTGTTTCGAAGCTCACTTGTGCTGCGTGGGCCACAACTGCTTGTGCATTTGAGCGAGGAGAAGGACTTCGTAGAGCTTCACCCCATTGCCTTCGGCCCTGAGTGCTTTCGCTATGCAAGTGAAGCGCTGGAGGACGTGGGGAAGTTCTGTGAGAGGCTATTTGCCAAGAAGCCCCTGTGTTGTATCATTCCTGATGGCATGCGGGGAGCACGAGCACTCGCACGCGCGGCTGGGATGAGTGAAGCGGGAGGGTATAAGCGAATGCTTTCGGGCATCGAGGTCTCCTGCACGATTTTCAAGTGGAGGTAAGGGATGGGTGCAAATCCGATTTCGACAATCACCGGTCAGACCTCGGCGGGTCAGTACGGTTTCACTGATCCCTATGGGACGACATCGCAGCTCCAGAACGCCCTCTACGGTACGGGAGGAGCAGTCAGCGGTGGGCCGATGGGGACCTTCAACCAGAATATAGGAAACGTCGCAGGGCTCTCGGGGCCGCTTCAGCAGACCCTCACGGGGCTTGCAAACTATCAGGCAAACAATGCCCTCAACTCTGCTGGGTCGAACTTCGCCAACCAGGGCGCACTTGGCTCGGGCGCAGCAGCACAGGCGTTCGGTCAGGCCATTGCGAATCCTTTCGCGCAGGCACAGGCACAGTTGCAACAGGGCCAGCTTGGACTTGCAAACTCGCTCATGAGTGCAAGCGGGCAGGCATATGGCGCAGGACTTGGGGCGGGGTCAAATCTCATGGAGCATGCCTCAGGGCTTGTGGCACCGACGAACTACACCAACCCCGCCTACACGACGCAGCAGAACATGATGCAGGCGTTCCTCCAGCCGGGAGCAGCGCTTGGGAAAGGTCCCGGGGTGGGAAGCGGAAGCAACAGCAGTGCACTTCCATCATCGGGTGCCGCTACGGCAGGAAAGGGCGCAGGAAGCGGTGTGGCAAGCGATGTGGGCGCGGGACTTGCCCTGGCATAAGGAGAGTCGAAGATGATTACACGCATACCCCAGCCGCAGATGTGGGGACCTTCCCCCTCGGAGGTGGTCGATCAGGCGGCGAACTACGGCCAGAGGCTCCTTCAGACCCTTTCGGCAGCGGTGTCCGAGGGGCAGAAAAACTACGTTGCAAAGCAGCAGGTAGAGGTGGAAAAGCAGCGTAACCAGATCCTCGGGCAGGAAGCGGCCACGGGGGCGAAAAATGCCCAGACCGAAAGTGATCGCCTTCGCTACGGCCTGATGGCAAAGGACCTCGCGGATGACCTCCAGAGGTCAGGCCCCATGAGCTACGTCAATCGCAAGAGCGAGTGGCTACAGTACTTCACCTACGAGGCAGGAGGAGACAAGGCTCAAGGACAAGCGCTTTACGAAGGTGGTGCATCAGGGCTCAATCGGATTACAGGAGTAGAGGCATACAGAAACAACATACTTGGAATTGCATCAGCAGGAGCACAAGGGCAGACTCCATCATCTGCGCCACAATCTTCTGCGGGACCTGCCGCTACGTCCCCTCTGGCTCCGTTTGCGGGCCAACAGGCTCCGTCGGCCACACCTGCGCCAATGACCCAAGCTGCACGGCCCCAAAGTTCCCCGACGGCTGCCGTCCCATCACAGCCATCCGCTTTCGTACAGGCTCCTCAGAGTGCTTCTGTTTCGATGACGGTGGACACGAGAGGGCTCGCTCCCAATGCAAAGGCGAGTGCAGACAGTGCCTTTGCCAAAATTGGAGGGATAGCAGTAGGAAGCGTTGATCCCTCAACTCCGGTAAGTTCGAAGGACCAGACTGCGATGAACATAGCTTTGAAGCCTCATGTTGAGATATTGAGGAACTCCAAGGCATATGAGCAGTTTATCGCAGGTGGTGGAAGCGAACAGGCAGCAGAGAGAGCGCGTGCACAACTCGAAGAAGCGGTGCAGAACCCTGACTTCAAGGAATGGCTCACCACTTCCTCAAGTCTCACCAAAGACGAATCGGCTTCCTATGGTAGAACGGTGGTTGATCAGGCTACGATCTACAAAATCACTGAGACCGTACGCCATAACCAAGCTATCGAGAACGATAAGTTTCTCAACACGGCAGCATCGGCGGCCTACGACAACGCACGGGTTGACCTCTTGTCCCAGAGGATCGCAATAGAAGCAAAGAATGCAAACAACAAAGGTGCGCAGCTTGTTGACCAAAGTCTGAAGCTTGCAAATGACGCAGTGAAGTCCTTTGCGGCGGTGTCCAATGCGGCAATCAAGGACCACTTTGGAAACAAGCAGCCCTCTGACCAGGAGCTTGCAACATTTCTCGATCAGCAGTTCTTGGACCCCAGAAGCGCCATGTCCTCGACCCTTACCAACGCAGTGAACCTTTACTCAGCAGTGATGCATGTAGACCCTAAAGACCTTCCCACTGTTACAAAGGAATGGGAAGCACGCTACAAACTTGGAATACCCCTTCCTTTCATGCAGACAAGCGCAGGAGGGTCCGTTACGACCACTCCGGTGCCGTCAAACTCAGGGACCCCTGGTCCGAGCCCCTCGGGTGCAAACCCACCTCCACAGGGAGGTAGAAAGGCCACACCAACGAAACAACAGATGAGCGACCAGGACCTCCTGAAAGCAGCCGCGCAGTAAGCCATGAGCGACCCGCAGGCAAAGCAGTCGAAGCCCGATCCCTTCATCACACAGTTCAACGACCCGAAGTTCTCCGCTCTTGGCTATGACGAGCAGCAAAACGCACGGGCAAGCCTTTTTCTCTCGCGCATGAAGGGAAACCCCGCGTGGGAGAGCGCCCCCGACGAGCAGAAGATACGGGTGTTGAAGACTTCCCGTACCATGCTACCTCCGTCGTTCACCGACATTCGCTACGAGCAGTTTCGTCAGGACTTGGAAAATCCTGACGTGTCGAAGCCTGCACGGAAGTTCGTCTATTCCCAGGGAGTATCGATGGGGCAATCGGGGTTGCTTACACGGGGAGTGGTGAACACTGCGCAGGCAATCAACAATACCCTCAACGACGTCGAAGCAGGAGTGGGAAAGCTCTTCGGGGCAAATCCCAAGCCCCAAGTGGGCTACGATGACATCTCCCTTACCATGCGGGCCATTGGAGGCGACCGCGATGGAGTGAAGCTCGCGCAGTACCTTCAGCAGAAGTATGAGCGAGTGCTCAATCCGAACATCCCCTTGATCGGTGGGGCGACCCCGACACAGCTTCTGGGAAGCGCTTTGGGCTTTGTCACCGACCTTCTTGCTATGAAGGGAATGGGAGAGCCTGTCGAGGGGGCACTCGCAGGAGCGGCGCCTCTTGCAAAGGTTGCGGGACGAGCTGCGGTCACAGGAACGATGGGGGTAGTGCGGGGAGAGGTCGCAGGAGCGGTGAATGCAGCACGACCTGAGAAAGCTCCCATCGAGGGCGCAGTTGACTTCGCGCATGGAACGGCAGAATCGGTAAAGTCCGTAGGGATGCTGTGGGGAATGTGGGCTGCACAGGACTTGGCCTTCGGGATGCTTGGACAAGGGGCAGCGGAAGGACTTTCTCGCGTAGGAAGGACATGGGCGCGATCTCTCACGGGTGCTGGCACACGGGCACTTCCCAACGCTGATGCTTTCAACAAGGTCGTAAAGGGTGAGTTCTCTGACGAAGCAGCGGATCTTCAAAGGCGATTCCTCTTTGGGAATGCCTCACCCGAGGCGCTCTCTCAGGTGGGACCTGTTACGCGCGATTATGCTTTGAGCTTCCAGAGAACCGCCGAGTATACCGAGAAGGACCTTCTCAACAATCCCGAGGCGGCATTTCACTTCTCCATGCAGCGCATGATGGGAGGGGAGCCGACACCCATCGGCATCGCGGTGACACCCGACGGACCGGGCACCTTCAGGCTTCGTACAGGTCTTGGTCAGAAAGGCGTGGTCCTGGGGGAGCATCTTACCTTCTCTCAGGCCGACATGGCGGGCTACAGGCCGTGGGAGAAGGCAATCGATGAGGCGCGAAGCAATCATGATGAGTGGTTGGCAAAGTACGCCCAGACCCACAGTCCTGTCGCGAAGCAGATGGTGGGAAACTACCAGCTTCGAATGAACTCGCTTCAGGACGCCTTTCCCAACTATCGAACCATCAGGGACTCACTGACGATCGTCGAGGGATCGCAAAATCGCCTTGCACCCGAAGGTGCAGCGCGACAGCCTTCAGAGGGTGCGATGCTTACCTATGGCGAGGTAGGGCAGCTTCAGGCCACGGGGATGAAGGTGGCGAAGGTAAGCGCAGGACTTGACCCGGCGAGGATGGCGGAGGTTGCAAAGCGCGGAAGCCTCCTTGACACAGACCTTCCCACCCGGTTTTCAGCCGTTACGAATGGTGACTACAACGCGGCAATCATCTATGCGAAGGCAGCCCCCGAGAGCGTGTGGCAGGCAGCGCTGCTCAAGGGAGATGAGTTTCGTAAAGCCGGGGCCACTTCCGCTCGGGAAGATCTTGCGCAGTGGTACCTTCGTAACCAGGGCTATGACGCGATTGCTCACCAGGGTGGAGATGTGACGGCGCTTTATCCCCGCGAGCAGGTGAAGGCCGTCAGTGACATGGTAAACAAATCCTCGCGCGAGTTCACCGAGCCCGTGCCTCACGTTGCAACTGGAGTGGTCCCGGGTGCCCAGGTTGATGAGATGCTTGCAAAGGCGCGCGCCGCACACGGGGAGGACATCACCTTTCCCGGGGAAAAGAAGTCATGGGCTGAGAGCGTTACAGTCCAGGACGGACGACCGACTCTCTGGTACAACGACGCCCAAGGCGGCACGCACGCAGTGTTCGCAGATCGGCCTACGGCCTACAAACCCCCGGCGATGCTGTGGAGCGAAGGGGACAAGCTTGACTGGCTGGTGGAAGCGGCCACGCGCGAAGGGGGGACCACGCTTCAGAAGTCAGGTGATGTCTTCTCACTCAACATGAAAGGACAGGAGGCTTTCCACGGAAACCTCGATGCGGTGATCGATCAATTCCTCGTAAGGTCAACCACCCCTGCTCACCTGCGGGCCTCACTGGAGGCCGATGGCATGGGGTTGGAGGTGACGAAGGGCCACTACAACATCCTTGACATGGAGGGAAAGAGCATCGGCTCTGGAGCAACAGTTGCCGAGGCGATGCAGGATGCACGCTACAGGCCACGGTTGCTTGATGGGCGCTTTGGACCACGCGACATCGAGGTGACGGCCGATGGATCGAAGTTCGAGTATTCGCCTCAAGGCATCAGGGGTTCGCTTTCCGATGTGTACAAGTATGCGGGACACTTCATGGACGTGGCCGAGGAAGAGGGAAAGCACACCATAAGCGCCACAACTGAAGGGAAGCTTGCCCAAGGCCACGACGGGGCCTATAGCGTGGAGATCCCCGTATGGGGGATCAGGGAGAAGTTTTCAAGCCTCGATGAGGCCAAGGATTATCTTGGAGGCAAGTACAAGGAATACGACAACATCCAGCGCTTGGCGAATGAGCGCGGCTTCACCTTCGGCTACGATCCGAAACAAGGCTACGTGCTTTCGGGGTCCACGGGAACGTTCTCCGTTCATTCGATAGATGACGTGGGAAAGCTTCTTGCGGCCAAGCCCGATCCTGCGTGGGCTCCTGGAGGTCAGTACGACGGGGGCTTTCGAATGAAGGACAGCCGCGATGCAACAAAGAAGCCCGCTTCAACTGAGCCCACCCAAAGCGATGAAGGAAAATATGCTGACCGTAATGCCTTCATGAAGGCTATCGTCAGAGCGCGAGCCAAGTTCGGTGCAGCGTTCCTTCCTGAGAGCAACACCATGTCAGACCTCGCGCGGGAGTATGGACATCGGGAAATATCGCAGGGGATGGAGAGGACCCAAGAGAGCCTAAAGACTGTAGCCAACCAAGACCTTGTGGATGTAAGCAAGGCTGTGTCTCTGCAAGGAAACTATCGCCTCAACGGTAAAGAACTGCGCGTTGTTGAATCCATTCGTCAGGCAAAAGATGCGGGGCTTGGACAGGAAGGCATCGACCGTGTGCTCTCCGACAACGGCTACAAGGAAGGGGACCCCAAGCGCCCCCAGATGATCGACTACGCGGAGCGCCTGAAAAGCGAGTACTACACGAAGATATTCGAGCGAAGCGGTCAGAACTGGGATCACTTCATGATGGACTACGCACAGAGAAAGAACGCCTTCAAGACCACCCATCCCCAGGAATACGCCGAGATGGAGCTGCAAGGGCCGTCGGGAATGTCACAGCTCATCCAGCGCATGTATGGCGGTCGGGTGCCCGATGACATGCACTTCGCGGCAACTCACGAGCGTGTGGCCGACATGGAAAGCGTCCTCTCAGAGGAAAACGCCACCGTTCGCGCCATCAAGTATGCTCACATGGCAAACCAGTGGACCTACGCTGTGGAGAACATGAAAGCCTTCGCGAAGTCACTCCAAGGTCACGACGTCCCTGATGTGATGAGAATCCAGGGACAGAAGTTTATCGACGAGGCGATCAACGGAAACCAGAATGATCTTCAGGCGATCTTCAAAGCTCTCGGGAGTGACAGCTCCGAGGGCTCGCACGTGAACCTCCTGTCCATTCTCAAGACGATGGCCGCAGCAAAAATCTACGGCTTCAAGCCCCATAGCGCCTTGAACGTCATGGAGCACAACTACCTGATTGGATCGGGTATCCTCGGGACCGAGGCGGTAAACAAGGGTTTTGAGATAAGCTCCAAAGGCGGTGATGCGCTCCTTCGCGCTCAGTACGAGAAGGGAGTCTTTACGGGGCGTTCCACCTATGGCTTTGGCGACACGGGGACGGCCGTCAGGGACCTGTTTTCCCGCACCTTCAACAAGGTATCGAAGGCTGCAAGCTACTTCGTTTCAAACGCCCATATCCTCGGGCGAAGTGCAATCTACGAGGGAGCGTCGTGGCTTTTTGACAAGCATGTGGGAGCGTGGTTTGATGCAGGGAAGGTGGGGGACTTTGACCGCGTGATGCACAATGCCAAGGGCTTTCACCTCGATGCAGGGGCTTTCGACCAAGTGCGCTCCCTCATCGACCAGGGGGATATTGCGGGCGCTCGTCATGCCTACGCCCAGAACATGACCGACCAGATCTGCTTCACGTGGCGACCTGAGGACCAGGGGCGGGCGCTTAACAGCGGAGTACTCAGTAAGCTCTGGGGGCAGCTCGCCGTAGTTCCCACCCACTACATGGCCGCGATGGGGAGAATGCTCGGATCGGGAAGCTTCGCTGACCGCGCGACCAGTGCCGCCACGTTTGCCAAGAACACCGCCGCTTTCTATGGGGCAAACAGGCTTGCGGGGTTAAGCGGTGCAAACCTCCTGCCGTGGCACGTGGTAACGCTGCGCGGGGGTCCGCTGTGGCAGACGATGGTGAACCTCACCGTGCAGCCACACAACTCAAGCCTTAAGACTGTAGCGCAGAAGGCACTTGCCACGGCCAAGGCCATCACGCCGCTTTACCCCCAGTACGTGCAGGCCACGCAGGTCGAGAAGGACATGGAGGCGGGAAATGCCTATGGAGCTTTTCTCACGTTGACTGGTGCTTCGGTGAGCCCTGACTTTCAGTCGAAGTAAGCTTTCGCACGCGCTTTACAAACTGCTCCACCGATGGAATGAACACCGTCACCTCACCGGTGATGTCGACGGTGCCCTGAAGGACCGCACTTGCCGAGTAGCGATCGATGGCGTAGCGGTAATGCTCAAGATCACCCGAAGAGAAAGTGAATCCTTCGATGTCTTCAAGCCGTAGGTCAAGGCTACGCAGGTCAGGAAGTGACATAAGAAGCTTTCGCACTTCCTTTCGCCTTCGATAGAGATAGCACCTTACCGTGTTGGGGTTTGAACCGGAGAGGGCGGCGAACTCGACAATCGAGTGCGGGAGGTTCGAGTCGGAGGCGTGTGCAGCGTACCACCGGGCGAAGGCCGAGTAGTGGGTATGGGAACTGTGGAAGGATTTTCGTGGCAGCACTGCTTTCAAGGGCGATACCTTGTAACGCAGAAGAACGTTCGCCACGGTATCCTTGGAAATCTTACAGACATTCGCGGCCTTTCGAAGTGAGCCAAAGTGCTTGTAGGCCGCAATCACCTTATCCACGCTTACGCCGCGACGGACGATCTTCAGCTCATGCGGGTCGTAATCACTCATCTTCCATTCCTGCCGATCCCAGCCAGCGCTCGCCGCACCACTTGTAGACTTCCTTGCCGTCGCTTGACGGGTACTGACGGATTTCCTTTCCTTTCCATATCTCTACCTTTCCTTCCTCGCAGAGCATCGTGAGCCCCTCTTTCAACTCCGCAGCGTTGAACTTCCCCTGGCGAAGCAATCGCGTGCGGTCTATCTCTCCGCGCGTTCTCACATACTCCTCAAGCCTTCCGATGAAGGGCTTCACGTCGCTATTTTCGAAACCCCGCATGATGGGAAGTGCGTCAAACCATGTGCGCTTGACAAGCAAAATTGCATCCTTCACGTCTTGGATGTCAACGAGCTTGGGACCGTCTTCGTAGCGCTGAAGGCGTAGCAATAAAGCGATCTTAAGAATGAGAACGTGGATGCGCGAGCGAAGTCCCTGGAACTGCGTGTCGTTTTCAAGATCGTCCCACCACTTGCAATACCAGTGGTTGTAGTAGCGGTCGGCCTCGGGTGAAAGGTCGAACTCACCCACCGCGTGCTCCGCGATCCATGCAAGCCTTCGGGCAAGCTCTGCTTCCCGTGGAGCGTCTTCCACCACGCGGGGGCGCGAGAAACGGCGCTCGGGAGTGCGCGAGCAGTAGACCATCACAGAGCGTGAAAGGAAGCCGTCTGAGCGGACATTCTCAGCAAGTGAGCTTCGGAAGGCTGTTAGGGTTGTGCCCGCGATGAGCGTTGTGTGAAGGCTCTTCAGTTCGAGCTTCTTGCGCATGATGGTGCGGGTGGAAAAGCTCGATTCGCATTCGTAGAGTGCAAGAAGCAAGTCCGTGAGGCCGGTGTTGTAGCGCTGTTGGCCCGCAAATGTGGCGAACTCGTGGGCGACGATGGCGGTCTCGGAGGTCTTGCCGTACCACATGGGACGGCCCGTGGCAGGGTTGATGATGGGCTTGCCGTCCTTGTCCTTGAACCAGAAGCCCTGCGTGCCAAGGGGCTTTTTGTACTTGGGTCTCATCGCTTCAAGGAGCGCTTCGGGTGTGACCTTGTCCGCCACGATGTTGATCGACTTCACGATCTTGAACTCGGGTGACTCAATGTGATCACCGAAGGTCTGAAGCAGCTCCATCGCATCGCGGATGGCCTCGGTCTTGTGGGCGATACCCGCAGGACCCACGAGGATGCAATAGAAGTTGGTATAGAGCTTTCGCTCCCCGAAGCGAAGCCACGCTTCGCGCTTGATCGCTGAGGAGAGGGCAAAAAGCGTTGACCACACGGTGAACAGCACCGAGACCTGCTTGCCGCGATGACGGTAGACGCAGTCGGTGAGAAAGCCTTTGCGCTTGGGAAGCACCTCATCCCCTGGGTCTGGTTTCCAGAACTTGTCCCGAGCCTTCGACTCGTCGTAGGGCTTGGGGGCGTGGAGATCAGGCTTTGCGGGGGTGAGTGTTCCGTGACCGTTGTTTGAGTGATTTGGTTTTGCTTTGCTCTTCGAGCCACTTATCGAGGTCTTCAAGTTCCCCCCAGGATTTTTCTGACACGCTGATATCCGCTGGAAACACGATCTCCTTTCCCCAAAGGTGCCTTGGTTTTTCCATCGTGGCCTTCATCACGCGAGCGCACTCTTTCACATCGGCCACAGGACACTCTATCACATTGCTGTCGTGGACTGTTGCAACGAGCTTCCAGTCCTCGTGCTTCTCGCACTCGGCGTAGAGGTCGATCAGGGAAGCACTCTCAATATCAGCAGCTACCGATTGGATGCGAGTATTGATTCCTTCCCTCTCACACTCATCGGGAGTGCCTAAGAAAAAGCGCTTTCTTCCTGTAGCGGTTACGCATACTCTTGTGTCTCGCGCCGTTCGTGCTGCCTCTTCGAAGCCTTTTGCGAGTGCGGGATGGGCATCGAAGAACTTTCTGTCGGCGCTTCTGAACTGAGCCATAGTGAAGTTGACCTCAGGAACTTCTGCCGCCACACGCTCGAAGATGCCACGTACCCCCCCTCCATAAACGCGGCCAAAGACAAATATCTTCGCAGCCCTTCGAATGGTCTTCCAATGTGGGTGGCTCTTTGTTATCCCAAACATGACTTTTGTGTTCGCATCATGGATGTTGATCCCCTTATCGAACATCTGTTGAAGCACGGGATCGTCAAAGTCGAAGGACATCACCCTGAGTTCCAAGTTGGAGAAGTCCCCCGCTACAAAGGCATGATCGTGCGCAGGCACGAAAACTTTCTGAGCCTCAGCCGGTATGTTCTGAGCGTTTATGCTGCACCCCCAACATGCTTCCACAGTCTACCGTTGCGAGCTTCGGAAATGGTTGCCTGACTCACCCCGAAGAGCTTCGCCAAGAAATTACCAGGGAGATCACTTTCGCGAAGGTTGACAACATCCATCTCCGTGAGCTTTGCATGACCATTTCTCGATCCCATTGGACCAAGGCCACGATCCCACATATCATGGAGATTCTTTTCGTTGGTCCCGATCTCAAGATGCGCAGGGTTTACACACAACTTGTTGTCACATTTGTGGCAAACAAACATCCCTTTGGGGATCGGCCCGAAAGCCTTCTTGTAGACCTCTCGATGTGCGTAGAGACGCTTGTTCTTTCTCCGCAGTTCTACATACCCGTTCTTACCGGGAAGGTGACTTGTGACTTCCCAGCACCCATTGTCTCTGACAGCCCATGCCAACTCTGTGTGCGTGCCTTTCATTTTAATCTCCTGACGAAAGTCTTCCTGTACTGGTCCCATGTATTTTTAGAGATGGATGGATTCTCATATCCAGCCCTACTTCAAAATCAACGTAGGTGCTGAGGAGCTTTGCAATATGCTGGCGCTTCTGGAAAAGAGTCAGGGCATCGCGCAGTTTCCCAAGTTCGGCGAGCCTTTCCATGTGCTCTGCTGTAGGACGCCGGAAGCTCTCAAGGAGTGCAATCTCAGTGGTTGCGGCAAGCTTGGAGAGTAGAAGAGCTTTCTCGTCCTTCGCAAATCCCGTCTTTGTGCGCTTAGTTTTCGACTTCGATCTGACAAGAGGAGTGACCTGAATGTAGAGCGCCACTTTCGAGAGCAGATCTTGGTACTTGAGCGATGCTTTCTTCTTTCGAGAACCTTCCTCGTCATAGCTTGCGATCTCCTTTTTCCACTTGTCGATGCTTCGCGGCAGCTCACCATAGAACCAATACGAAAGGTGATGCGGGCTTTGAAAGTTGAACTCCTCGGGCAAGCCGCCCAGTTCACGGAGTGCTTTCTCCGTAGCTGCCAGTTCGAGTGTGAGTTCCTTTTTCCACTTGTTCAGGCGCGCTCTGTCAAGCAGCATCCCGTTGTAGGTGATGGAGAGTGTGGGGCGGATGAGCTTCAGCGAGTAGTTGTAATAGATATGCTCAGTGCCAGTCTCTCGAAGATCCTGAAGTAAAGGTCCCAATACCTGGTGAAGCACGACGGCATCGCGCGCGTTGTACGTTCGAAGATCACTATCTGGCGTCTGCCGCATGACAGGAAAGCGTAGCTTGATATCTTTCCAGAACGGCGTAGCACCATAAATGCTGACGATGTATCCCAGGTTATGCGGAAGTTCAGGATGAATTGCGTGGTGAATAAGCAAAACGTCGTGTGCAATGTTTCCGACCACGAACCCTTGATGGTCCAAGTGCGAGACATCGAAAGGAGCGTTCTGGTACATGGTAGGACAGCTTCGGAGGATATCTGCGAGACAGTTCTTAACGACATTGAGGTCTCCATTTTTCCAGTACGGCAGAAAGCCTTGGCTGTAGAAAGGAATTGAGAAGGCTTCCTCACCTGAGAGCGCAAGGGCCATGACGAAGATTTCGCTATTCCAGTAGTGAAGACCCGTGGTCTCGATGTCCACCCCAAGAAGCGGCTTCTTTCGAAGGAAGTCGCGAGTGCGCGCTTCGATGTCTTTCACCGTGGGGAAGAGTAGGAAGTCTTCCTTTGGCGGCGTATAGCCATTCATGGCAATACCGACAGCTTTCTCCACATCGGCGATCATCGTCGGCTCTTCGCTCCACTGACCACGAATGATGTAGGACGGGTGAAAAGTGGGAACGGCCCAGAAGTTCAATCCCCCAACAGTAACCTCATAGACACTTCCCCGAACCTTGTGAACAGAGCCTTCAATCCCCAGACGGCTTGTGGCGGCTGCGCCAAGTGGGACCAACGTTCGTACACCGAGGGAAGCAAGCTGTCGAATCTCCTCTTCAAAACCCGGCGCGCACGCGGTGAGAGCCTCTTGTCCTTCAGGAGAATCAAGATCATTTGCGGGTGGTCGGCAGTTAATGAGGTTAAGAAGGTACGCATTATGTCGATGGATACCGGCCTTTGCCAATACTCGATCAAGTTCCTTGCCCGCCGAGCCGACGAAGGGATGGCCCGAGGCATCTTCCTCGGCCCCAGGCGCTTCACCGATAAAGGCGATTTTTGGCGTTTCACTTGCGCTTTCTCCTCGCACTTTCGTGCAGTAGCCATCAAGCGGGCACTCTCGACACTTGGACTTTGTGCGGGTGATCCGAAAGAGCTTCATGCTTAGAGTGTGTAGCTCACGGCAAAGTTACCCCTGACGACTCCCCATGGGCGCTTGCAGTTGACGAGGAATGCTACGACCTCACCAGAGGCTGCGAGCTGCGGCACCACGTAGCAATAGGCCCCGCCGTTCACATCGTATACGTCGGGCTCGACCCACGCAGCCTTGTCCTTTGGCATGACATAGCGAATCTCGTTGACGCGGAAGTTCGGCCAATGCTGAGAAGTGACGAAGGCCACGATGTACTGCGAGGGGTCAAGCCAAGAGTAGCGCGTGCTCTCCCCGACCCACAGGACCCGTACATAACCCCAGTCCTTGAGGGTCTGGAGAAGAGAGATCATCTCATCGTTTGACCCCACGGCCTCCCGGCAGTCAAGGAGAACGCCCTTTACCTTGTGCTTCGGGTCAAGGGACTCAAAAATGTCGTGAATCTTTGTGGCGAGTGTGGTGGCGCTGAAAGTGGCCCCGGGGAGGCCATCCTCCCCGAAGCTCACATGGAGGGCGAAGTGCCCGCCAAGCGTCCCTCCCTCGATCGGCTGATAGCGAAGCGAGGTGATGGTCATGAAGACTACCGCCTGCGGGTCGCTGCGCCCTTGGAGGGGCCTTTCTTGGCCGTGGTGGAGGGCCTGCCGTCGTCGGAGAGCCACAGGTGGATCGAGCCGTCCTCGTCGCGCTGCTGGTTGACAGTGTTCTCCATGCGCTCTTCCTGGTTCTGGTCCTTGCCCTTGCGAAGACCCAGGCGCGCCCTGACCTTCTTGCCCGCGAAGTCCTCACTCTCGTACTCGTCGTCGGTGAGTTCCACGTCGGCTGCCTTGCAGAGGTCCGCGATCTCATCGGCCGCGCGGGTGTTGTTGGGGTCGTACTTCTCGTGCTCGGGCAAGAGCTGGATGATGCGGTGGGTGTACTTGCGTCCCTGGGTGGACTTGCCCGTCTTCTCGTCCTCGGGTCCGTCGATCACCACCATCGGAAAGGCGTGAATGATACAGGGGGAGTTCTGTGACTCCTTGATCTCCGCCACCCCGACCTCGAAAACGTAGTCCCCCTTGGGAAGGGTGAAGTCCATCGCCTTGACGCCAGTGGACGACTCGGCACCCGGTACCTTTACCTTCATCTCGAACTCCTTCGTTCCAACAGCTATTGGTCTTTCACACGCCCTTGAAAGGAGTCTCCCGGCGGGGACTCCCTGTATCGAAACGGAGGTTATGTGCGGTCAGTCCCGATGCCGGGGTCTCAGGACACCCCTTATCATAACCTACCGGTTGGCTTTGAGTGCAAGTGCCTTCGCGCGCAAGGCGCGCTTTTTTCAGACACTCTACATGCATGCGAAACCCCGAAGCTTCAAGGTAATCGCCCCTACGCACGGGCTTGCGGCAGAACGCGCAGCACTTCTTTCGAGCCATCCACACTCTCCTCGCAGGTGATCGGATTAAGCTTGCCACACGCGGGGCATTGAGCAACGCGACTCTCATCGTGGCACTTTCTCACGTGAGCGTAGAGAAGGGTCCATGTCCAAAGGCAAGCGCTACATTGCATCGCGTGTGGCGGAACGAAACACAGTGATGACCTGTCCATAGGCGGCGGTCTTCAGGCGATTGTTCTCGTCTTGGGCTTTCTTGAGCGCTGCCGTCAAGCGCCTTATCTCGCCCATCAGCTCTGCTCGTTCCTCGGTCCATAGCTGGGGAAGCCTTGTGCGCTTCACATACCAGAACCGCACTGACCCGATGACAGCGGCAAGGGCGAAGCCGGTAAGTGCGAACACTGCGATGAGAAATGCCGTGAGCCAAGGGCTTGCGTGAAGCCCCAGGTCGTAGAGCAGGTCACTTAGCCACATCACGCCTTTGCCTCCTTCGGGGATGGCTCGACGGCTTTATCCACACGACCATGACAAATCGGGTTACTCGCATGTAGTTGGTAGTGATGCTCTTTAGTCGGTTTCTCTGACCACATAGCACCGCAATCCCAGCACACCCACGTCTGCGCGAGCTTGGGGGGCTCGCTGGAGGCGGGAGACATCCCGGCAAGGCGCTTGACTTCGGCGCTCAGGTCTACGAGAGCCGTATACAAGTCCTCCTCCATGCCGGAGTAGTCCCAAAGGATTTTTCCGAGCCCTTCGATCGCTTTGACAACCGCTTCGTGCTCGCTCATTGCTTCTCCTCCCGCGTCTGCTCGCCCGCGCCCTTGGCATAAAGGGGACATGTGGGAGCGTGCCCGGCGAACGGCCATCCCGGGGCGCAGTTGCATCGAGGCTCGCCCGCGCTCACGGCCGCGCGTTGGCGAGTTCCACGAATTGCGATGGTGGAGCTCCGCGACCACGCGGTACCCCGCGCCCCGAAGGGATGCTCCCGATTCCGTCCCGAGTGTGAACGTCAACAGCTTGCACCCTCCCATGGCCTGCCAGATTCGACGGCAGGCTCCATACAGATAACTGTTGGTGTTTCGAGGTGCCGTGGGCGTCACGCAGACGCGGAGTATCTCCGCGTCGTTGTACTGGTCCTGCTTCCGCGCCACCGGGCGCCCTACGATTGCAACCCCCACAAGTTCCTGGCCTTCATAGGCCGCAATGGAAAAACGATGACCGACCACGGGCCGATTGTGCCGGTGATAGCGAGCAACGATTTCGTTTGCCTGTGCCAACGTCACCGGCTTGTGCGTCATCCTTCACCCTTGCTGTGACCGGAAATTACCGTCAACCCCATTGCTCTGCCATCGCCGCCGCTATTCCTGGATACGTGCGGCTGCGCTCTTTCCACCTGTCGGGCCCCGGCGGCATCTTGTGGATGCGCTGCTCTCGTCCCTCCACTATGTTCGTCGGCACCAGCTTTGGTAGTCCCTTGAGCCAGAGACAGGTTGCCTTCGTCTCACCGTGGCCGAACATCCACGGCTGGATGATCTGGTCGGGCTTTCGGTAGAGCGTGGACATGACACCGATGGGATTCTCAATGGCGATCTTCGGTATCGGTGCATTCATCAGAGCAAGGAAAAAGTCCGCTGCCGTATCACACTAACCCCCAATCCTGCTTTCTCATTTCTGCTTCTTGATATAGTACTTTGAGAGCTTCGCAAAGGAAGGGTTGTCGTGAGGTTCAAGAGGAATGCCCTTGCGGGAGCCCGCATGCTCAAAGCCACGAGTCGGGGTGGGGGTCAGGTAGAAGTGTGTCGAGCCGTCTTTCTCAAGCTCGGCGTAGTGAATGTAGATTTCATCGAAGTAGTGAGGAAGACGGTTTCCGAGAGCCTGGCCCGTCATGGCAGGTTGCTGGTAGCGGCGCTGCATGTCATCCTGCTTGTCGGCCATCTCGCAGGTCATCACAACGTGCATGGGGATGGTCTTCACGATGTCGAGGATCGAGAAGAAGCGCTGCATTACCAGGTTGTAGTCTTGGAGCTGGAGGGTTTCCATGTGGGAGCCGTTCTTGTCGGTGTGTTCTTTGGCAACAGTGATTTCATGAGCGAAGATGTCAGAGAAGCTTGTCCCGCTATCGATGATGAGAGTCTGGGGAGTGTAGCCGTAGGACTTGACCTCAGTCCACAGGTTTCCCTTCTGGTACTTCAGCTCTCGGGCAAGCTGTAGCAGGTCATTCCACGAGTACAGCTCGTCCTCTCCCACGTCCTCGCTCCAGCGCACGAAGTTGAACACGCAGGGATCTACGGGGCAGTTCACAGGGATGTTGGTGGCAAGCCCTGCATCGGCGTTGGCAATGACGGGGTTGGGAAAGGTGAGGGCGAAGTGGGTCTTTCCCACCTTCGAATAGCCCACACTCAGCACTCGCACGTAGGGTGAGGACTGTTCGCTCAGGGTTTGGCTGTAGCGATGTTTTGGGGAGGTGACCTTGGGCTTTGTCATCTGGGAAGCTCTCCTTTTCCACTCTCATCACGGGGGCTTAAGTGGTTGGCGTTCAGGCGCGAGCGAAGGGCTTCGTAGGCATGGTGGACGGCTTGGAGGTCGCTCCACATGTCCTCTTCGTATCCCACAAAATCGCAGCCTGCTTCGCGCAGCTCCGCGATAAGTGCTGCCCATTGGTTAATGCTTCGTTTCATCCTTGTTCCTTCCATGCTTTGATTCGCTTTCCTTCGGCGATTGCCTTATGCACTACGCGTGAGTGGCCTTTCACGCTTCGAATCACTTTTCGACCCTCATACCACCGTCGGATGGAAGAAGAGTCTTCAGACTTAGGCCCCGGGCGCACGATGTGAAGCCTCATGAGTACCCGCAGAATTGCCATCAGGATCATTTCCACGTGATGCCTTCCCAGCTCTTCGTGAGACTGTAGAACTGCTGGTAGTGATCGGAGTGGAAGTAGATCGGAATGTCGGGACCGTGGCGAAAGCCGAGGGTGCCCTTCATGCCGCAGTCCACGATTGCAAGAGAGCAGTTGGTACAGCACCCCCGCTCTCGTGAGCGCTCCATGATGACCGACAAGGGCTCTTTCAGAACGTTCCCAAGGACATAGAGCTTTCTGTCTGGGACGCGCTCGCACAGAAGTACATCCCCGTCCCAGGTGATCGTGGGGACGCGGTCGCGTATGCAGTGACAGCGCTCACCGAGTGCGGGAGAGCCATGGGCATAGTCACTCCACTTGGCCCGCAGGACCACATCCACTCCGACTTCAAGGAGCCAGTGGCGCAGGAACAGCTCAAACTCAAGCTCGCTTTGGCCATTCTGGACCATCCGCACACCGATGAACGCGCCATTGGCGCGATGCACAAGACATGAGCGCACGAAGGCTTCCACCTTGGCGAGTGAGATGTTGCCGCGATGGGAGGCCTGGGTGTCATCGCACACCCCGTCGACACTCACGAGCACCGAGTAGACGGGACTTTCCTTGGAAAGCATCTCGGGAATGAAGCGCGATGTATAGCCGCTGAGAGGAAGGCCCACGCGAAGGCCCTTGGATTTCCAGCGGCTAAGAAGCTCGGGGAACTTCGGATGGAGCATCGGCTCTCCGTGAAGGGCCGCGCAGATCATCGTCCCCGGGTCGATCTCGGTGAGTGATGCCTCGAAGACCTCATCGCTCATGTCGCCTTCGGTGACGTCCATGAGGGTGCGAAAACACCCTTGGCATCCTGCGTAGCATCGGGAGGTGATCTCCTGAATGACATAGGACACTTTCATAGCTTGTGTCTCTTCAGGTATTGCTCTACTTCGTCGTCACTCATACCTTCCACCTCGCGAAGCATTCTTGCAAGTGCATCGGTGCGCTTGATCCTATCGGGGATGGGACGATTCGGGCGGGACTTGATCTCTGCGATCTTGTCAAGCTCCTTTGGACTCCAGTCGATGTCAAACAAGATATCATTTCCTCCTTATCCTCCTGCGATCACGTCTTCAACGGGCTCGAAGATTTCGGGCACGCGGAACTTGCCAGCTCGCTTACGAAAGCCCGTGGGGACTTTGGATTTCAATCCGAGATTCATGCGGCAGATGTCGGCGAACTCACAGGGGCGATTGTAGGCGTTGCAATAGTATCCGTTACGGGAGAAGAGCGCAGGGTCATGACCGTTGTAGACGGCTTTCATCTTTTGACCGATCTCGGATGCCTTCTGGACCATCGAGCGGGAGAAGAACTGGATGTCCTGAGGCTCGCGGTAGACAAAATCGGATCGGTAGTTCTTGATCGCGCTGTGGTCCTTGGCATCACGGCTGAAGTAGGTGATGTCGGGGACAACGGCAGTGACCTTGCGCTTGTATTGCTTTTCGGCTCCCCACCAATAGCCTGTCACCTGGTCACCAAGCTGGATGTTGATCAGGGTTGACTTCACCGACCACGATGAGGTCTTGGTCTCGTAGATCAGGAGGTTGTCAAAGCGATCCTTGGCAATCATGTCAAGGCGCATGGTGAAGTGCCACGCGGGACGGCCAGGAAAGGGCACTTTGATCTCGCGCTCCACGTCGATGATGTCGAGATGCTTCAGGTCGTCGTGGCCGTATTCGGCGATCCAAGAGGCAAGCATGGCGGGTGCGCGGTCAAGGGCCGAGAGATATTCGTCGCGGGACTCGAAGTCGCGCTTTCGGTCTTTCAGCTCATCTCGAAGAAGGGTGAGTGCGAGGCGCTCCTTGCCTGTCTTGTAGAAAAGGGCCTTTCCTGCGTGGAACGCACCGCCGACAAGCAGGGGCGTTGCAACGAACATGGGCTCAAGACGCGGCGGGCCGAGGCGAAGGAAGAACTTGCGCTCGCAGCACTGGTAGAGGTTGTAGAAGTGGTACCCCGCGTTACTCGAACTTCTTTGAACCTTTACTTTACGTGTTGCCATGTGTCCTCCAAGAGCCACGGCTTGGTCTCGGAGCCCTTTACCTCGGGGTGGATGGACCAGAACCAGTACTTGCCGTCAGGGTTGAAGCAGGCACCGATGGTGTTGCGAGGGGCCTTGGACCAGTCAACTTTCCACAGGGCTTTAGGCATTTGGGTTCTCCTTTGCAACCTCGACGTCCTGGCCGTTGAAGCGGAAAGCGACCGAGGGCTCCACGGCATGGACGGTACGAACGACCCAGCGGAAGTCTTCTAAGGGAATATCAACGACATTCTGTACTTCATGATCGCGACGCCAGTCGACGAGGATTTTGTCGGCAAGCTCGGAGCGAAGGCGCGAGTGAAGGCGATTGGAAACCTCGACAAGGCCAAGGAGGGTCTTGTAAGCCCACGCGTCTTCACGTTCAGAGGTAACGACCAGCGAGGTCTCATTGGCGCTCACAAGAGGCTTCAGGACGGCGGGGGCGGCAGCGTTGAAAAGCTTCGAGGCTTCGCTGACAAGAGCGTAGCGATTTTGCTTGAAAGGAAAGTCACGCTCCCACTCGTGGATGAGATAGAGCATGTTGATCGCGTAGCCTATGGGAAGAAGCTCGGTGACGACAGTCTCCCCGCCCCATGGAAGCTCGATGGTTTCGTGCTTGGGAGCGTTGTTCGCAATCCAGAAGCGCTGAAGGACCTCACTATGGCTTTCGGTCTCGAAGCGAAGGGGAGCGCGCATCGCACCGCCTTTGACCCACGAGCAATCCACGGCGAGATACACGCGCTTGGAAGAGTCTTCTCCGCAGCACCAGTCGGCGATATTGAGAGCGGCGTTGGCGACACTTCCTGCCTGCGTGATCTGCCAAGGGACGTCGGGAAAGAGTGCTTTCAGGATCTGGTTGAAGCCGAGGTCGATTGAGCCTTCGTAGCTCAGGTAAGGCAGGTAGAAGTAAAGCTGCGAGGGGTCAAGAACGCTCACAGGGCTGTACCATTCGGGATCGCAGGTCACGGGAAGCACTATCTTGAGCGAAGGGTTGTGGGCTTGGGACTCGACGACATGGCGATATTGCTCGGAGTTCGAGTCGGAGACCACTATGATGTCAGGGGTGATGTCGTAACGGGTGAGTGCACCAACGCAGGTGGGACCGCAGAGGAGCGCTTCGTGGTTGCGGGGAATGCACTTGGCGATTTCGGGGATGGAAGGCCCAGAGCCAAGAACGGTGAAGGTGTCGTAGCGAGGGTGAAACCACTCGACGAGTTCTTTCACGCTGTGAAGACGGAAAGCGGCGCAGGCGCGGATGAGAGAGCGAATGTTGGCAAACCACGAGGGCATGAAGTGGCGCATGGAGTTGTCGATCACTTGAGCGCCGAGTGAGTTCCACTGGGCGACGGCGGCTTTCTGTTCGGGGGTCAGGGTCACTTGAAAAGGCTCCTTTCAAAGGAAAGAAAAGGGGCGGATGGTGCGCCCCAAAAACCAGGGAGGGATTTGCAAAGAACGGTGCCGTCTCAGACCGCTACGGCTCGGATACGCCATTTCGTCTTGTCTCTCTTTCCGGAGAGTTTTCAAGAGCCCACCATCGACCCTCGATGCGCACTGTCCCGACGGAGGGCCAAAGGCCGCGTTGGGATCATGGAAGCGCCGGGACTCGGACCCGCGTCTTACTGCGTCCCCCTGCGGGCGCGCTCCCTTGAAAGTGCGCTCTGCGTGGCCGAAACACACTACAGAGCGCCGAAGGAAGCACTGCTAACCCGGGATTCAGTGCTTCCTAAGTGGGGGAGGGGTCACGGGGTGTCGATTTTCGGCAACGCCGCTCGTACACTCCCGTTTGACCAGGTGATCCTGATCGTTGACCCGATCCCCGATGCTGTTGGAATCGAACTAAGGGTATCATAGGGAAGGGCTTTCGTGTCAACCCCTGTCGATAACTTATGTGCGGACCGCGCTGGACGTTTCCTTGACGGCCTTGACGCCGGGGATGGACATCGCTTCCTTGTCAACACGGGCCTGAGAATTGAGCCACACGAGGTTTGGCATGATTGCCTCTGGAGAGACCTTTTCGCTTGCCACAGCCTCGATAAGGGCCTTCAGATCGGTGATTTCGGCGTGCCAGTGCTCGGTGAAGGACAAGCCCGCAACGGGGGGGACGAAAGGCGTTGCAGCGATGGCGGCGGCCTTTTCGTCTTTTCCTTTGGACATGGCAGAATCGATCTGGCGTTGCTTTGCAGCGCGCTGGGCCTCGGCATACAGCTCAAGCATGACACGGACTTGGACTTCGGCTTCGATGATGGTCTTCTCGACGTCTTTGAGGAGCTTCTCCTTGGCCTTGATGTCGGCCTTTTGGCGTGCAAGCTCGACGTAGACAGGGAGAGCCTTCAGGTCCTTGCGAACGACGACGGCAGCGGTGAGGACGGTCGAGGCGGCTTCGAAGCTCGGAGTGTCGGTGACCTCGGAGAGCTTCGCGACGGCTTTGAGAAGCGAGGTGACGCGACTCTTAAGGGCCGTGAGCTGCGGGTCAGGGGCAAGTGTTGCGGCGGTGGACTTGGACTTGGCTTTGGGCATGAGGGTTTCCTTTCCTTCAGGGTTTGTGCAAGACCTTTTCGGCTGCACGAGCGACGATGATAAGTGAGTTGACCGCGAGGTGCAGGTCATGGGTTTCCCACTTCAACTCGACCTGGTGAGCGGCGTCGATGAGTTTCGCAAGGGATAGCTCAAGAGAGCGCACACGTGAGCTTTGAGGCATAGGACTATGCACTCCTTTGTGAGAGAGATCGAAGCTTTGCGAGAACATGATAGCCTCGACGGGTGAAATGCTCTCCGTGGAAGAGACGGAAGTCACGGAGGAGCACCTGGATATCAGCCTTGTAGCCGACAAGAACGATACTGTTGTCTTCGGGGCCTTCGATTGCGAGGACTCCTGCGCGGTCAAGCCGCGCGATAGCCTCGGCGGGAGAGGTCGAGCGCAGGTGGGCGATGAGTGAGTGGCGATCGGTGAGGCGATAGACGGAGGTAGTCATTTGTGCGCCGCCTTTCCGAGTATGCGCTCGATTGCTTTGGGCTGGCCTCCGTCGCGACCGTTGACGTAACAAAGGCTTGCATCAAAGCGTGAGGAAAGCCCGTAGAAAGCGTTTCTGTGCTTTCGATCCTCGTTGATGGTGCCTGCTTTCGGTTTGTAGCGATACTCATAGGGCAAGGATTCGACAAACGGTCGATGGTCGTCACAGAGGTCTTCGTGAGTCCATATGGTCTTGCCACAGGGTTCGACACGGCCGTTTTGCCATACTTCGTACACGCAATGCTGGGGCTCGCGGGCGAGAAACAACCCGCTATTGAGGCTTAAGAGTTCCTCAATCATGGCATCGCGTCTTTTGTTTCGGCTTGACGGCCACGGCTCGCAATCGAGATAAAGGGATTCGACGATGCCTGAAAAGCGATTGCGATAGTGATTGCAACAATGTTTGTGAACGTACCAGCTACGCATCATTTCCTCCCATCACCGGGAAGGTCTGAGCGATGACCAGGGCGTTGCGTGGTCATGGTGTTGATGTAGCGTGCGGCCTCGCGCTCGAAGGCGGGAAGGCAGTCGTGGCAATAGCCCGAGGAATATTCGCCTGGGGCGATACGACGGCCCGCGAGCTTCGAACGGTAGACTGCGCCGCAACCAAGACAACGGGAAATCAAGACGGAATCGGCAGTTGTCATTTGTAACCGCGCCTTTCGTTGACTTCGCGAAGCGTGGGGGAGTCGTCCAGTGAACGGCTGTCAAACATATCCGCATGTGGCAACGGGTCGCGGCGCATGGCGTGGAGGAAACGGCGGAAGTGAAGCCAGTGGTAGAGCTGGCGAAAAGCCTCGATTGCAAGGGCGGCGAGGAAGACAGCGCCGCAAAGCATGGCAAGTGCGACGATGCAACCGAGTAAAGCGTGAGCGATCCAAAGAAAGACTTGCATGATGGAACCTCCGTTTAGAAGACGTTCAGCTTCCCTTTGAAGCTGATATAGAACGTGTTACGCACGTTTAGAAAAGCATAGAGCATAGGTTGTAGGGAGATGTTTGATATGACGGGGTGGTCGCACTCATGACGATAGCCGAGTTCGAAACCACCGAGGCGAAGACCGGCGGAGAAGGTATAGAGGGCTTGGAAGGGTGCAAAGCTTGCGAGACTTTGGGCGGTTTCCCAAGTTTCGACACCCGAGGAGAGAAAGAGATGGTTATCGAAGGCTTGAAGCTCGACGGAAAGGACGGTGGAGAAGCTTTCCAGCGGAGTGGAGAGCAGAGCGCTTTGATAGCTGACGGTGCCAAAGGAGAGAGTATAGAGAAGTGTAAGCCATTGCATGTGTGATACCTCCGAAAGCGCCGCGCCGGAGTTGAACCGGCGCGAGTCGACGGGACCGGCGCTAAAACGTTCCGATCTCTTCCTCCCACGTGCGGATCATTCCTACGGGCTCCGTTTCCACATAATAGACCGGTGTGTGAGAATCGGTCATTATTCCACCATCGCGGCTCTTTATGACGGAACCGTGCTTGCCCGATCTGCGGAGGGAGGCGGCTGTAATCATCGCATCCTCCCGATCTATGAACTTGAATTGCTCGTTTGCCATCTCTCATTCCTCCTCGCGGTTTAAGCCGCTATAGCACGCACGGCGTGAGATTGAAGCCGTCGCGTGCTAACGTTACAGATCGCTCGCGGGAAGACCGCATGCGGCCCAGAAACGGGCGCGATCAAAGGCGCTGTTGTCTTCCTTGAGAATGGACATAAGGGCGCGGGTGAAGGTGGGGACGCGCAGGAGAAGGTCAGTACCGTGGCCAGGAAGAGTGTTGTCTTTGATGCACACGGCGAGCTTGATGTAATCCTTTTTCGACATGATTGATAACCTCCGTTAGTAGTTTCGGGAGAGAAGCTTTTCATACATTGCGCGGCTTCCCTCAGAGTCACAGACTTGATTCAAGGACGGCTTGAATCCCTTTATGCCGATGAGAGAAAGCAACCGGTAAGCTCGACTTGACTGGCCGGTGTGATGGTCGCGGCCGTAGCAGTAGCAGCCGACGTAAACGTCGAAGCGCTTTTCGATGTATTCCTGTTCACTCATGATAACCTCCGTATGGGCGCGTGGTGGGGCGCCCGGTCTCATCAGAGGACGTAACACGTCCTGACGGCAAGAGGGCGGGGGGCTCTTGCCGTTTCGACCTTACATGCTGTCGCGGGCGAAGACTTCGACGGTCGCCGTGTTGTTTTCGATGACGATGCCCCAAAGGGAATCGGTTTCGGTCCACGGTAAGGGCTCTTTGCATGTACAGGTGGAGCAATGGGGCTTTCGCTCGAAAACGATGATACCAAGGGCAACCCATTTGCCGGATTCAAGGTTTGCGGTTTCTTCATCCTCGGCCGCTTTGGTTTCCTCTTCCGTGTTGAGAGCGTAGCTTCCGCGCGTCTGGTAGTCTTCATCGTAGACCGCGCGATAGCGCTTGTTGTTTGCCTCCCATTTGTGGTAGGTGATCATGGTGTTTACCTTCCTTCCTTTCGGATCGAGACGATTTGAACGAGAGCGTTTGTAATGCATTCGTGATAACACTTGCCGATTGGCGCTGGGGAGCGAGTGACGCGATCGGTGATGGTGAGACCACGGAGAGCGCCGGTGAGAAAGCGCTTTTTTACTGTGAGAGTGTGTGTAGTCATTCGTCGTTTTCCCCTTCCTCTTCTGATTCCTGCTTTAGACGGATGCGCCTTCAAACTTGCCCGGGTGAGAAACGATGTCTTGGTAGTCTGCTCTTGTCTTTTCCATAGTGACCCTCCGTTAATGGAAAGTATTGCACGGATAGACGATTGTGTCAAGTAAAATGTTGGGGAAATGAAGAGAAAAGAGAAAGTATTTCACTTAACGTTTGTGTACTTGGAGCGAGTGCGGAGATCGACGATCCAATAGAAGCCAAGAGGAGAGAGATCGAGATCGATGGTGTTCTCGCGGATACAACGGATGGCAAGGGTAGTAAGATAGGACTGTAAGCTGGCGTATGCGGTGCCGTATGCGTAGGGCGGATCACGGTTGATTTCCCAATAAAGCTTGTAGCGAGCGTGCGGATCGGGTGACCAGAGGAAGTGGGTCACTGTTCGCCCCAAGTGTTCATGAGACGAGTTTTCTGGAGAGAACAATTGAGGAGATAGGAATTGATAAGGCGCTGATAGGGAATACCCAGGTCTTGGGAGAGAGATTTGAAGTAAGTGAGGATGCGGGAATCAAGGCGGAGAGTGACGGGTTTGTAAGTGAGTTTTGGTTTCATGGGAAGAGTGTAAAGAAAAAAGCATAAGAAGTCAACAGAATTGTTGATGTTTTCTCCGTCGTTATGGCCCCTTTCTCGCGTGTTTTAGAATCGTACAGGTTGTTATGGGGAAAGTAATTAAGTCTGTTTTTAGGGTATGCGTTCGCGAATTCTCCCCCAGCATACCCTTTTTGGGGTGGGGATAGACCGTTCAATCAGTTTCAATCATGAGCGATCAGGAGCAATCATGAATGATTGAATCACTTTTCCTTTCGACCACTCCATACAAGAGAAAGGGAGAATGCAATATCATGTGTTTCTTCTATTTCTTTGTAATATATAGAGATAATAAGAGAATAAGAGAGGAGAAAAATGAAGAGAAAGGTAGGAGAAAGACGAAACGGTCACACTGAGCGTCTCTTGGGTATGTTTTCGTGCCAAGTGGAAAACTCAAACGCTTGTTCGACGACGATGCGCGCTGCCGCGTCGCACCCATGCATTCGTGAGCGCACCCTCGCGTCAACCGCGTGGGCATCGCGCATAACGCCACGACGAAAGAGGAGTGAGAGAGCGCCACAAAGCCAATATGGGAAATGCCATCTCGCGCCGCGGGGTATGCCTTCCACACAATTTTTGAGGTCCCCTATTGTAAATGTGAAACTAATGTGATACGTTCAGCACATGGAAGACTTCACCTGCTCCATTTGTGGATCACATGAGCACACGGACTTCGCGGGACCCAAAGGAACTACCATCAGCTTGTGTCGTACTTGCGCTCAAGCCCCAAAGAAGAAGAAAGAGAAAACACAGCGAACTTGCCCAATATGCAAAGAAAGAGGTCACTACAGCAGTTTTCACAATGATGGCCCATGTAAGAAGTGTGGAGCAAATGAGTTCAAGTTCTACGATGATGCTTTCGGAAGGCACAGGAGATGTCTTTCATGCATGAGAATAGACTCAGCAAACAAGAGAAAGCTTTACAGAATGGAGCATCCTGCAAGAGTAAAAATGAGCGTAGAAGAACGGATGCAAAGAAGCAGAGAGAGAAGTAGAGTTCGAAGCAAAAAGAAAAGAGAATACAAGTTGAAACTTTTGTCAAACGGAAAGCCACTCAAGTGTGCTATTTGCGGGAAGCCCCTTAAATGGGGAAACTCTCATGTGGATCACGATCACAAGACAGGAAAATTGCGTGGAGTACTGTGCATGGCATGTAATTACGGAATAGGTTGCTTCAAGGATTCAGAAGCCATCTTGAGATCGGCAATAAAGTATCTGAAAGTACAACAAGTTGACGCTTGACATCTCTCATCTCTTCACCTTACTCTTCTTCACGTTGGAATCACGTGAGGCCCCCAAGTGCGCCTTCTCTTTCGCCCCGCATGTTCATGCAAGCTCTCACCCCAGGACTTGCCGCGTCCATCGCTTCGCGTTCTTGAGGGCTTCGATACCGACGACGAATCCCCACAAGTGAAAGTCTCCGTCGATCTTCTCTGTCCTCACTGCGCCACGCCATGGGAGTCCTTCGCCGGTCTTGCATACCTGCCCAAAAAGCCCTCGGTGATCACCCCATGAAGCCCCGCCGAAATCCCGAAGCCTTCTGGCAGTTCTTCACCCGCGACGGCAAGCCCATCGCTTCCTTCCCGCCGCGCTTTCATGTCAATCCCTACAACTTCTCTCTCCTGATGAATGCCCACCTCTATGCGTGGAAGCTTCCCTACGCGAGGAACTGACATGTGGCCATTCAGCAATAAGCTTGGAACCTTTTCCTACGCAACCAATGCTGACGGAAGCGTCACGATCTCGAAAGAGTCATGGGAGCAGTTCGTAAAGATGCTCAGGGAAGCAGGAGTAGTCCTCGAAGTAACCGGTAAATCGGTAGTAAAGAAATGAATCCCCTTGACCGTCTTTCACCCGAGGAGTTGGCGTCCCTGAGCGATGGTGAGTTCCAGTCCACCGTCCAAAGTCACGCTCGCGCGAAGGTCCACAAAGCCTTCTCTACCATCGAAGACGTGATGAACGAAAGCGACGACGACCAGGCACGGCTCATCGCAGCGGGCAAGATCCTCAAGATTGCCAAGGTCGAAGACGAGGAGCGAAGCATCGCGCCCTCGGCGGTAAGCGAGGAAGTCCTGAAGATCGCACTCGCAGGTCTCATGCAAGCGGCGCTTCTTGCCCGCGACACCGGCCCCTCGTCGATCCTGCGTGACGTCTCACCCGCTCGCACCGATCCGCGTCCCCTCACTCTCATCGACGACTCACCGCTTAACGCCGCCGCGCCGAAGGCTTATGACTCCTCATCGCCGGATGGCCCTTCGTCGATCCCTGACTACGAGATCCCGGGTGCTGACATCATCGAGGAAAATGCTTTGGAGAGCACTGATGAAGAAGACTGATAAGTCCAAGCCCAATCCCTCACCTGCCAAGTCCTTCGAGCCGCTTCCACTCGCGGGACTTCCAAGCGCCGAGACTCAGTTCGATGCCGAGGGCTTCAAGAAGACCAAGCCGTGAGCCGTTCGCGCTACGAGCAAGCCTATGGCGATGAGTGGTTTGCGGTGCCGCGAGGCGGCATCGACATTGCCTGTTGCGGCTGTTCGCTTGTCCATGACGTGAAAGCGCGTGTGCGCGATGGAAAGGTCGAGATTCGCTTTGACCCTGATGCGCGAAAGACCGCTGCCCTTCGCCGAAGTGAAAGGAAAGGACAAAGGAGGTGATGCTGATTGTCTGGAATAGGGTGCACGTGTGGAAAGAGCAATCTTCCTTGTCCCGTGCACTCGCTTGCCCCGGAGTAGCCGTGCCGAGGAACAGAAAGACGGCCCGCCCTTGAAGACTTACAAGCGCGTGGCAGGTGACGATGGGTCGGTCCTGACCTTCGAGATCCCGCGCCACTTCGCTATCCGCCCGCACCGCGAGGCCCCTGCCTTTACGAGCTTCGAGAGTGGCCAGAAAGCTCTCCTCGATCTCTACAACGACATCGTGAGCGCCCATCCAACGACCAACGTGCGCTCGACCCTCGATATGATGCGGCAGGCAGGCTTGGTGAACCTGTGGTTTTTTCTGAAAGTCATTGCGGGAGCCTATGGACCTTACGAAAGGCTTAACGATGGCCTTCACCTCGACATGTGCAACTGGCGACAGTCTGATGCGTGTATGGCCCCGGGAGCGCGCTTCCTGGCCCTGATGCCACGAGGTTTCAGAAAGTCAACAGTCTTTTCTCATGGAGCAAATACATGGATAGTGACGCGCGACAGCGAGCGCAAGATCCGCATTGTCAACGCGATTATCAGTCGAGCGGAGGGGTTCAAGTACCTTACACAGAAAACCATCGATGCCAATCCGCTGTATGCCGCGCTCTACGGTCCTGGCTGGACGATGACCGATGGAAGCCCTATCACTTCACGCGTTCCACTGCCAAACAGTAAGGACTGGAATGCTGAAACGATGGTGATGCCCAATCGACTTCGCGTTGCCCCTGAGCCGACCATAAAGGCCGCAGGTGTGACGGGAAGTGGAGAGGGTGACCACCATACCGACCTCGACATCGACGACCCTGTGGGCTTGGATGCCGTAGACTGGCAGCATCAATCAACGGTCCTGATGGAGAACGCCAAGAAGTGGATGGACACAAACCTTAACGCCTTATTGGTATCGCCGAAGGAAGACGTGATCGGCATTGTGGGAACGCGCTACGCCCAGGACGACTGCTACGAGAAGTTCGTCAAGAATGCGCGCGAGGTGGTGGGAGCGCTGGACGATGAGGTGGTGCCACTTCCTGGAGGACGATGGAATATTTACTACAGGCTTGTGCAGGAAGACGGCCAGATGCTCTCACCCGAGATCATCGACGAGAAAGAGCTTGCGCAGATGGACCCCTGGACCGCCGCCACCCAGTACTGGAACAAGCCGAGAAAGAGCGGTCTCAATGACTTCATGCGCTATGTCGTGAAGCCTTGTAGGCTTTTCGTCGATAACCGTTCAGGACTTTACTTACTGTCTTATCGCGACGAGTTAAGCGACGACGTGCGAACGCTCAACGTGGCATCCCTGACGGGGGTAATTTCGACTGATGCCGCCGCGAAGGACAAAAACATAACACTTATGACCTCGCGCACAAGCATTGCGGTATGGTTTATGGACGACCAGAACAGGGCGTTTCGTGTGTGGAACAAGGTTGGTTTCATGTCGATGGACAAGGTGTTTGATGCGATCTTCGAAGCGTGGGAAACTTTCCCCGGGATGCTTGAGGCGACGCTCTTTGAGACCAACGCCATGCAGACAGGCTTGTATCAGTTGCTTGCGAAGGAACAAGAGAAGCGAAAGTGCTGGATCAACCTGAGAGAGGCCCCCGCAAAGGGCGACAAGGTGGCAAGGATACGAGCTGTTGTGGGTTGGTTCTTTGCACAAGGGCTCATTTATGCTACCACGGGAGCTGTGGTGGAGCTGCAACAGGAGAAAGATGCCTTTCCGAGTAAGCGCTTGGATGTCCTCGATGAGACGGAGAAGGCTTTGTCATATCTGAAACGCCCTGCGAATGCTGAAGAGGTCGAGATGACCGAGGAAAATGATCTGGAACATGAGATGAGCCTTGTGGAAGCGGACAACCTCTATGGGTATTGATATTGAATTGGTTGTAACGAAGCGAACCGACCCGAGGTTGCTGCTGCGAATGAGAGACCATTACTCTCATCCCAGGGGTTTTGTGGGAAGAAACATTTGCTACGCCGTACTGTGTGATGGAGTGTACTATGGGCACATCGTTGCAGGATCAGCAACACGATTTTTGCCGGGAAGAGACGAGTTCTTCGGGAAAAGAGCCTTGAACAACGTAGTGAATAACATATTCTTTGATGTGAGCAAGGTAAACGACTCTTATCCTCTGAGAAACTTCACTTCCAAGGTGGTTGAAAGGTTCGTGGAGAAAGTAAAGGTGGACTGGAAGAAAAAGTATGGGGATTCTGTGATCGGTTTTGAGACTTTGGTAGAGATACCTCGGACGGGAGAGTTGTATCGTCGTGCTGGATGGCAAGAAGTAGGTATCACAAAAGGATATACTTGCAAACGCACTGCGGGAAAGGGAACGGATTCTTGGAGCGGAAAGCGTATTTGGGATACGAAGAATCTGAAACCAAAGATTGTGCTGTGCCATTGACATGAAAGAGAGAAGTAAATGAGTGACATAGACATCCAGACCGAAGACCAGCAGGGCATAAAGCCTCAGAACGAGCCCGGTAGGCCCCAAGGACCTACCTTTTCACTTGACCCGAGCGACGAAAAGCGAGACGAGATACTTTCCTACTTGCTTCAGGAGCTTGAGAACGCCAAAAGCGCTCGCTCTGATCGCATGAAGAAGATCATCAAGTGGCGAAGGCAGCGCGAGGCGATTCC